ATGAGTTGTTGAACCTCTTTCTTGACCGTTTCTATAACCGTCTAACATACTATCATAAATATCAGATACACTAAATATACCTTCAACCTTTGGTACTCTGGCATTCTTAAATCTATGTTGTAATGATTCTATGCCTTCTTCAAGTAAAACCTCATTTGCATCTTTATATGGATTAGTATCAATTAATCTTATTTTTTCAGCACCTATTCTTCTAATTAATTCCTCTTCTAAGTATCTACCGTTTTCATCATTATCAGTACATAAGTAAACAACCTTAGCTTTCTCAAACACTTCATAACAGTTTGTAATACATTCTAGTTTTTTATCTAGGTTTTTATCTTTTGCGTTTGGAGCACCCATATTAACTGAAGTGTGCCAAGTAAAACCTGAAACTTCCCAACTTAATGAATCTAATTCGCCTTCACATAGTATTACAAAATCTTGATTTACAACCCTATCATAATTAAATATAATTGGCTTTCCATTTTTTGATTGCGTAAATGTTTTGTCAACAATGCCTCGTGTCTTATAATTTACAAGTTCATTATTTTTTAAGTATGGAAATACAACACTCCTTCCATCTTTAGTGGTAGTAATTTTATTATTCTCAATAACTTCGTTAGTTATTCCTCTTTTATTAAGAAACTTAATAGCTTTAGAGTTTATCTTTTTTAAGTTATTTCTAGTTGGCAAAGTATATATTTTTTCTTGCATAGTATTATTAGGGTTTACAGAACCGTTCCAACCGCAATGATGACAATGGTATAAACCATCATCAATATTTATAGACAATGAGCAGTCAGCTTTTTTCTTACGAGTATGACTACATTTTGGGCACTTTACTTTCTGTTGTGAGTAATTGCCTTTAGGTACGATTCCAATTTTTACAAAGTTTTCTTGCATAGTTCAATTTTAAATGTATATTGTTATAATACACTATGTATAATAATACACTATGTATTATTTATTTATATAATACACTATGTATTACATAGAACTGACATTCCTGACACTTGGGTTAACGTAAATCTTACGTTCTTTGCCGTCATTTCCTAAGCTTTTTGTCTTCCTTGTAATGTATTCTTTGTTTTCTAAGTTCTTTAGTATTCTATATAAAGTTCTATCGTTTAGATTAAGTGCCATGCAAATACTATCATTTGAGGCAAAACAATAACCTTTCTTTATAGACAATGAATCTATATAAGATAATACTGTAGCTTCTGATATTGTTAAGTTTGTATTCATAAATGCTAAATTAATGTTAACGTATTTTGTATTTTTTCTTTGTATCATAATTTAAGGTAAAAATCCCCCAAAACGATTAAGTCAAGGGGGAATGTTAGTAACTAAAATGGTAAATCTGGAGTAGGTAGTGGCTTAGCAGGTTCATTTTGCTTTGCACTATCTGGCACATACTCATCAAGCCAAATACTGTGGCTTTTTCCATATTGGTCAACTTCTTTTTTCTTGCCAATAGTTAGTTTTAAGTACCTTTTACCGTTGTACTCAATCCATGCATCTTTTGTTTTCTCTTCAGCTATAGTGAAATTAACTAGGTCATAATTACCCATTTGTTTTCCACTGCCTACGTACTTCTTTTCATTCATAATTTTAATTTAATTTAGGTTAATAATAATTTTTCTACTTTCTTACTTACTTTATATTTTTTTCTAATATCGGCTATAGTAAAACCTTTTTTTGTAATGGCATCCTTTGCCTTATTAAACTTATCTCCACTATCTTCTAACCAATCTTTAGCAGGCTCTAGCACGTCCGTAGAGACGTTTTGAGCTACCTTAGAGTGATTATTAGTAGCATCTGCATCTTTGGTATCATCTATTAAAAATAAGCCGTTTAAAGCGTACTTTCTAGCATAACTGCTTGATGCTCCATAGCTTTGAGCTATATCCATTCCCTTTCTATTTAAGTTAATACCAGCTTGTGCTCTTACAGATATTTTATCTTTACCATCTGTAACTTCAGCAACTGCATTAACGAATAAAGGTTCTGGTGCAATAGAATCAGAGATAGTCAATAATAACCCTTCTTTTATAAGTAAAGGTTTAACTGCTTCTAAGATGTCTTCACAACTCCTGTAATTGTAATTACCGAAATTGTTTCTTTGATTTTTTGGTGCTTTCAAACTCCCTTGAACTCTCACCAACTTCTTTGTTAAGTTTTCCATGCAACAAACATAATTATAATAAATGTCATGTGCAAGACAAAAGACAAAAAAAAGAGGCAACATCTTGCTACCCCTTTTCATTGAAAACAAAGAAAATCAACAGAATATCGCACCCTATTGAATTCACAAAGATATATAAAACCCTATTAAATTCATAGTGTATTGAATTTATTTATTAACCTTT